AGAGGAGTTGAAAAGTTCAAATCTATAACCAACAATTAAATTTTATTACAATGAGCGATGCAAAACAAATGATTACCAAAGACCAACTAGAAAAGATTCAAGGCTTTCAAAAAGAGTTAAACAAACTTTTGAATGAAGTTGGTTTCTTAGAAGCCCAAAAAGCCCAAGTATTAGGTAAGTTCGGTGAAGAAAACAAAAAGACTGAAGACTTCAAAAAAGAACTAGAAAAAGAATATGGATCTATCAACATTAATTTGGAAGATGGAACGTTCGAACCTATTGAAAAAGAAGAAGATAAGAAATAATGTCTTCAATTATTAGAAAGATAAGTATTGGTTCTGACTATAAAACTGATGCTATGCACTACTCGATAGGGCAGTTAGTATATGGTGGTCATACTATATCACATATACTTTCTGATAAAGAAGATAATTCTTATAATATTTTTATCAAAAAACAAAACGAGGTATTGCCGTGGAAGAAGTTTAATTCTAACATGGCAATTTCCGTGGAGTATGATTTAGAATATTAGTGAAAAGTTTATTTGATTTTATCGTTGAGCCGGTAGGCCAGCGATATTCTAATGAAGTTAAAGTAGGTGACAAAAGCCTTATAATTAATACTCAAATAGAAACATTTAAATCTGTTAACAACATTGCTAAAGTTGTTGAAGTTCCAAAAATATATAATACTCCAATTAAAATTGGTGATATAGTTATGATTCATCATAATGTATTTAGAAGATGGTATAATGTAAGAGGTGAAGAAAAAAATAGTAAGGCTTATTTTAAAGATAATCTTTATTTTGTTCAACTTGATCAAGTATATCTTTACAAAACTAAAGATACATGGAAAGCTTTTGGAAACAGATGTTTTGTAAGTCCTATTAAAGACACTGTGGACATACACAACAACTTAGAACAATTTCTTATTGGTATATTAAAATATGGTAATAGTGCATTAGAAGCGCTAGGAATCAATGAAGGAGACTTGATTGGTTACACACCTAATGGAGAATATGACTTTGTCGTTGATGGCAAACGTCTTTATTGTATGAAATCTAATGATATTGTAATTAAGTATGAACGTCAAGGAAACGAAGTTGAGCATAATCCAAGCTGGGCACAAAGCAGTTGAAGAACTTATTAAAGTTGCTAAAGAGGCTATTGTAGATTCAGATGATGATATAAGTGCAGATCGTTTAAAAAACGCAGCTGCCACTAAAAAATTAGCTATATTTGATGCTTTCGAAATACTTAATCGTATTGAAGAAGAAAGTAATATAATAGAGGATATTATAGTAGAAAAAAAAGAAACTAGTTTTAGTGGATTTGCCGAACGAAGATCTAAATAATGTACGAGCAAACTTTATATAAAATAGTTCAACCTATAAAACCACATGTCATTAAAAGACTTAATAAGTCTAAAAAATGGGAGTATGGTTATAATAAAGAATACGACATAGTAGTAATAAGCAAAACTGGTCAAATTGGTGAAATTTATGAAATACAAAATCTTGTAATTGCTTTACCGTTAGAAGACAATCCATATAAAAGATCTAATAAAAAAGAAGATCAATACTGGGAAATATTTGAAAAAAGAAAAGAACTCAAGCAAATTAAAACTATATTTGATTGGAAAACTTATCCTGAAACATTTAAACAAAAATTACACGGTTATATTGATGAAGAATTTAGAAGAAGAGACGAAGGTTTCTGGTTTTATAATAAAGGTATTCCTACCTATCTTACTGGTACTCACTACATGTATTTGCAGTGGTCAAAGATTGATGTTGGGCAAGCAGATTTTAGGGAAGCAAACAGATTATTCTTTATATTCTGGGAAGCTTGCAAATCAGATAAAAGATGCTACGGAATGGCATACCTTAAAAACAGAAGGTCTGGATTCTCTTTTATGGCTTCGGGTGAAACCGTCAACCTGGCAACAATATCAAGTGATGCAAGATTTGGCGTACTTTCAAAGTCTGGAGCTGATGCTAAGAAAATGTTTACAGACAAGATTGTTCCGATCTCAGTTAACTATCCATTCTTTTTTAAACCAATCCAAGATGGTATGGACAGGCCAAAAACAGAACTTGCTTATAGGGTACCGGCGTCTAAATTTACAAGAAAAAAACTTGAATCAAATGAAAGACTTGGAGAAATGGTTGGACTCGATACAACGATTGACTGGAAAAACACTGGCGACAACTCCTATGACGGTGAAAAGCTTATGCTCCTTGTACACGATGAAGCTGGCAAATGGGAAAAACCAGAAAATATTCTTAACAACTGGAGGGTTACAAAAACAACATTAAGACTAGGTAGTAGAATAATTGGTAAGTGTATGATGGGATCAACATCAAATGCTTTAGATAAAGGAGGAAGAAACTATAAAAAACTTTATGATAGCTCAAACGTCAAAAAAAGAAACCGCAATGGACAGACTAGCTCAGGATTATATTCTTTGTTCATACCTATGGAATGGAACTACGAAGGTTACATCGATACTTATGGATACCCTGTCTTTGACACTCCAAAATCAGAAGTTAAAGGCATCGATGGTCAAAAGATTGAAATCGGTGTCGTTGAGCACTGGGAGAATGAAGTAGATGGCCTTAAGGATGATCCTGATGCACTTAACGAACTATATAGACAATTTCCACGTACTGAAAAACATGCTTTCAGAGATGAAACAAAACAATCTTTATTTAATCTAACTAAAATCTATGAACAGATAGATTATAATGAAGATTTAAAACACTCTGGAGTGTTAACACAAGGAAATTTTCAATGGGAAAATGGTATTAAAGATACTAGAGTAATTTTTTCTCCAAACAAAACAGGACGATTTATTGTTTCTTGGATACCTGATGTTTCTCAGCAGAATAGATATATAATTAAAAACGGTCAAAAGCATCCTGCTAATGAACACATGGGAGCTTTTGGATGTGATAGTTATGACATATCAGGCACAGTAGACGGAAGAGGTTCTAAAGGATCACTACATGGTTTAACTAAGTTTACAATGGATACTTGTCCACCTAATTTATTTTTTTTAGAATATATATCAAGACCATCAACTGCTGAAATATTTTTTGAAGATGTTCTTATGGCATTGCATTTTTATGGTATGCCTATATTAGCTGAAAATAATAAACCAAGATTGTTATATTATTTAAAACGTAGAGGATATAGAAAATACTCTATGAATAGACCGGATAAAACTTTATATAAATTATCTGTAGCAGAAAAAGAAATAGGTGGCATACCTAATTCAAGTGAAGACGTTAAACAAGCTCATGCAGCTGCAATTGAATCTTACATTGAAAGTTTTGTAGGTTATAACAACGAACAGTATGGCACAATGTATCTTCAAAGAACTTTAGAAGATTGGGCAGCTTTTGATATAAACAATAGAACCAAGCATGATGCCTCTATTAGTTCTGGATTAGCAATCATGGCATGTAATAAAAATAAATATAAGCCTGTAGCAGAGTTGGTTAAAGAACCTGTTAATTTGAATTTTTATAAATACAATAATAAGGGCAATGAATCAAAAATAATAATAGATGATTGATACTAATGTAACTAATAGTGCATTTCCTAGTCAGGTGGTACCTGAGGCAGAAAAGAAAACTTTAGAATATGGTTTGCAAGTAGGGCAAGCTATTGAGTATGAATGGTTTAGAGGTGGAAGAATTAACGCAGGTAAATGGAACACAGGATACAGTAATTTTAACAGATTACGTTTATACGCTAGAGGCGAACAACCTGTTCAAAAATACAAAGATGAATTATCTATTAATGGTGATTTGTCTTATTTAAATTTAGATTGGAAGCCAGTACCTATTATACCTAAGTTTGTAGACATAGTAGTTAATGGCATTAATTCTAAAAATTATGACATCAAAGCTTATGCGCAAGATCCATATTCTTTAAAACAAAGAACTACATATATGAGTAATGTAGTTAAAGATATGTATGCTAAAGATATTATTGCTCAAGCTGAAATAAACACAGGAGTTAGTTTTAAACAATCTTCAGTTGCTAGTAAAGAATTACCAAGATCAAGAGAAGAACTAGAACTACACATGCAATTAAGCTATAAGCAAAGTATTGAAATTGCTGAAGAAGAAGTAATAGATAATGTATTAGCTTTTAATAAATATGATTTAATTAATAGAAGAGTCACAGAGGATATTACTGTTTTAGGTATTGGAGCTTTAAAAACAAATTTTAATAAATCTGAAGGAGTGGTAGTAGAATATGTAGATCCTGCAAATCTTGTTTACTCATACACTAATGATCCTAATTTTGAAGACATATGGTATGTAGGGGAAATAAAATCCTTAACACTACCAGAGATTAAAAAACAATTTCCTTATCTTACTGACGAGGAATTAGAAAAAATGGCTAGATATCCAGGTAGACAAGGTTATATATCTAATCCTAATTATGATAATGATTTAATTCAATTGTTATATTTTGAATACAAAACATATCATGATCAAGTTTTTAAAATAAAAATAACAGAAAACGGTTTAGAAAAAACATTACAAAAAGAAGATTTTTTCAATCCTCCACCTAGTGACAATTTTAATAGAGTGTCTAGAAGTATAGAAGTTTTATATAGTGGAGTAAAAGTAATGGGTGCGCCACAAATGTTGAAATGGGAAATGTCTGAAAATATGACAAGACCTAAAAGTGATTTAACTAAAGTACATATGAACTATGCTATATGTGCACCTCATTTATATCAAGGACGTATAGATTCTCTAGTTGGACGTATAACTAGTTTTGCTGACATGATTCAATTGACATCATTAAAACTACAGCAGGTTATTCAACGTATGGTTCCAGATGGTGTATTTGTAGATGTAGATGGTTTAGCAGAAGTTGATTTAGGCAATGGAACAAACTATAATCCACAAGAAGCATTAAACATGTACTTTCAAACTGGTAGTATAGTTGGTAGATCTCTTACACAAGATGGAGATCCTAATAGAGGTAAAGTACCTATTCAAGAATTACAAACATCAAGTGCTAATGGTAAAATACAATCACTTATAGGTACATATCAATATTATCTACAAATGATAAGAGACGTAACTGGTCTTAATGAAGCTAGAGATGGTAGTCAGCCTGATAAAGATGCTTTAGTTGGTTTACAAAAAATGGCAGCCAATGCTTCTAATGTTGCAACTAGACATATACTAAGATCTAGCTTGTATTTAACTTTAAGAGCTTGTGAAAATATTTCTTTAAGAGTAGCTGATATGTTAGAATTTTCTTTAACAAACAATGCCTTACTTTCTAGTATTGGAAAATTTAACACAGGTTCTTTAGAAGATATAAAAGATATTCATTTGTATGATTTTGGTATTTATTTAGAACTAGAACCTGACGATGAAGATAAAGCTACGCTAGAGCAAAATATTCAAATTGCATTACAGTCTGGTGGTATTGATTTAGAAGATGCTATTGATATTCGTCAAATCAAAAATATTAAACTAGCAAACCAAATGCTCAAACTTAAAAGAACTCAAAAACAAGAGCAAGAGCAAGCAAATCAAAAAGCTATGATTGCTGCTCAAGGTGAGGCACAGCAAAAAGCTAGTGAAGCTGCAGCAATGCAAGAAGTTCAAAAACAAGAAGCTTTAGCGCAAACAAAAATACAAATTGAACAAGCTAAATCTCAGTTTGAAATACAAAGAATGGAACAAGAAGCTGCTATTAAAAAACAATTAATGGCTGAAGAGTTTCAATATCAACTCCAGTTGGCACAAATGCAGACTCAGTCAACACAAAAAAAAGAAGCTGAAATTGAAGATCGCAAAGACAAGCGAACACAAATACAAGCTACTCAGCAATCAGAAATGATTAATCAAAGACAAAATGGAACTACACCTACAAATTTTGAATCAGCTGGGAACGATAATTTAGGTGGATTTGGTTTAGAGCAATTTGAACCTCAATAAGAATTTTTATTAATTTATATTATATTATATTATGTCAGAAGAAGTAAAACAAGAAGGTACGTTTAAAGTTAAACGTAGACCAAAACAGTTTACAAAGGAAACAAGTATTTCTAAAGTAGATTTATCTAAACCTAAAAAAGAAGAAACAGATGCCATTCAAGTCGGAGAAACAAAGAAGGTGGTTGTGGAAGAACAAGCCGGAAATAGCCTTAAAGTGGACGAACGAATACCAGAGCCCAGCCCGGTTTCTGAAATTAAAGAAGAAGTAAAACCTATTGAAGAAGTTGTTGAAGAAGAAATACAACAAATAGGTGAAAAATTAGAAGAAAAAGTTATTGCTCCAACGCCTCAAGAGGCTAGAGAAATAGCTAAATTACCTGAAAACATTGAAAAAGTCGTAGACTTTATGAAGGAAACAGGTGGTACTTTAGAAGATTACGTTAGACTAAATGCAGACTATTCTAATGTAGATAATGATGCTCTTTTAAGAGAGTATTACAAAAAAGCTAAGTCACACTTAGATTCAAGTGAAATTAACTTTATGATTGAAGATAATTTTGCTTTTGATGAAGAAGTGGATGAAGAACGTGAGGTTCGTAAAAAGAAACTCGCATATAAAGAAGAGGTTGCAAAAGCCAAAAACCATTTAGAAGGATTAAAAAGTAAATACTACGAGGAAATCAAGTTGAGACCCGGAGTTACTCAAGATCAACAAAAGGCTATGGAATTTTTCAACCGCTACAACGAAGAGCAAAACACGGCTCAACAACAACATGAAGATTTTAAATCTAATACTAAAGATTATTTCTCTAAAGATTTCAAAGGTTTTGATATCAGTGTAGGAGAAAAAAAGTTTAGATACGGGGTTAAAAATCCAAATGAAGTTGCAACTAAACAATCAAATATTACCAACACAATTAAGAAGTTCTTAGATGATAAAGGGAATGTTAAAGATGTTAAAGGTTATCATAAAGCTATGTATGCCGCTGACAATGTTGACAAAATAGCACAACATTTTTATGAGCAAGGTAAATCCGATGCTACTAAAGATCTTGTTGCTAAATCTAAAAACATAACAGAAGACGTAAGGACTAATCCTACTTCTGAAGTTTTTGTTAATGGATTAAAAGTTAAAGCTGTAAGTGGTTCCGATTCTTCAAAATTAAAAATAAAGAAGAGAACATTTAACAATTAAAACAATTAAAAATTATGGGAAATATTAATCCCGCGTATGGATCTTTAACTCCATCGCAACAACAACTTGCTTTGCAAGGAAACTATTTAGCATTTAACACTGGCGCTGCTGGTGCAAATGATTTTATACAACAATATCTACCTGAGGTTTACGAAGCTGAGGTTGAAAGATATGGAAACAGAACTTTATCTGGTTTCTTAAGAATGGTTGGCGCTGAAATGCCAATGTCATCTGATCAAGTTATTTGGTCTGAACAAAATAGATTACATATTTCTTACGAACAATGTAATTTACCTGTAGCTGGTGGGTTTGTTTTAACAATCCCAACAAATGCATTAGTTAATCAAAATGCTGCTAGAAACGCTATTTTTCCAAATGATACTATCGTAGTAATGAACCCAGCAACGGGAGTTACTGTTAAAGGTATTGTTGGTGCTGTAGCTGTTGCTGCTGGACCTGGTGTTACATCTGTAACAGCTTATCCTTTCCAAGTTGCTACTTGGGCTGCTTTAGGAGCTGTAACAAACAACTTAAAAATGTTTGTTTATGGTTCTGTATTTGCTAAAGGAACATCTGCTCCTCAAGGAATTGGTGGTGCTAATACTGTTAAATCTATTGAACCTAGATTTACTCAATTTTCTAATCAACCAATTATCTTAAAAGATTCATTTCAAATCAATGGCTCTGATATGGCTCAAATCGGTTGGGTAGAAGTTGCTACAGAAGATGGTACTGGAGGTTATTTATGGTACTTAAAGTCTGAATCTGAAACAAGATTACGTTTTGATGACTATTTAGAAATGGCAATGGTTGAAGGTGAACAAGCTGCTGGTGTTGCTGGTGCTGCTGGAGCGGATGGTTTTGTTACTGCTGCTGCTGCTGGATTAGTTCCAGGATTTACTGCTGCTATCACTGCTCATGGATCTCAAGGTCTTTTTGCTGCTATTCAAGCAAGAGGTAATATATTTGCTGGATTTTCTGCTGGTACTGGTATCAGTGACTTTGATCAAGTTCTTAAGAACTTAGATACTCAAGGAGCTATCGAGGAAAACATGCTTTTCTTAAATAGATCTACTGATCTTGATTTTGATGATATGCTAGGACAAATTTCTGCTGGATTCTCTGGTGGTGTTGCTTATGGTTTATTTGAAAACTCTCAAGATATGGCTCTTAATTTAGGTTTCTCTGGTTTCAGAAGAGGTTCTTATGACTTCTACAAAACTAGCTGGAAATATCTAAATGATATGTCAACAAGAGGTGGTGTTGCTGTTAATAATATTGACGGTGTATTAATACCTGCTGGAACTTCAACTGTATATGACCAATCGCTTGGTACTAACATTAGAAGACCATTCTTGCACGTAAGATACAGAGCTTCACAAGGAGATGACAGAAGATACAAAAACTGGATCACTGGATCTGCTGGAGGTGCTTACACTTCTCAGTTAGATGCAATGCAGGTTAACTGGTTATCTGAAAGATGTCTAATTACTCAAGCTGCTAACAATTTCGTATTGTTCCAAAGCTAGAATTACTTTAAAGTTTATCCCTGTCTTATCGGCAGGGATATTCTTTATTTTTTTTTAATTATATTATATTATATTATGTCAAAGACAAAACAAACAATAGCCCCTAAATGGGAGATCAAGGATAGAACTTATATCTTATCAGATAATAAGTCACCTTTAACATTTACTCTAGGATCTAAACATTCCGTTAAATTTCCATTACTTTGGTTTGACCCAGAGAATGGAAGTCAAAGAGAACTACGATATGCCACTAATATGAACTCACCATTTGTAGACGAACAAAAAGGTGAAGCAACACTAGGTCATATTGTTTTTGAAAACGGTGTGTTAACAGTTCCTAAAGAAAAACAAAATTTACAAAAACTGCTTTCATTATATCATCCTAGAAAAGAATTTTTATTTAGTGAGTTTTCTAAAGAAATAATAGCCGTAGACGAACTTGAAGAAATAAATCTTGAGTTAGACGCAATGAATGCTGCTAAAGACATGGATGTAGATCAAGCTGAAGCTATACTAAGAGTGGATAAAGGAACTGCAGTTAGCGAAATGACTTCTAAAGAAATTAAAAGAGATTTACTTTTAATGGCAAAAAACTCACCAAAAGCTTTTATGGCTATAGCAAATGATGAAAATGTTGGCCTAAGAAACATAGCAATTAAAGCTGTTGAACAACAGGTGATTAAACTTTCACAAGATCAAAGAACGTTCCATTGGGGATCAAATGATAGAAAGTTAATGACTATTCCTTTTGATGAAAATCCATACTCAGCAATGGCTGCATGGTTTAAAACTGATGAAGGCGTGCAAGTTTTCAAAACAATTGAGAAAAAGCTACAATAACATGTGACTATAAATATAGTGGTGGGTCGCTTAAAAACGGCCCTTCCATTATCAACTAAAATACAAAATGGCAATAAACGTAAATACTGTATATCAAACCGTTTTATTAATACTTAATAAAGAGCAGAGAGGTTATTTAACACCTGTTGAGTTTAATAAAATAGGTGCACAAGTTCAATTAGAAATATTTGAAGCATACTTTGATAGTTTAAATCAGCAAATACGTGTCCCACAAACAAATACAGATTATGCTAATAGAGTAGCTAATCTTGATGAAAAAATTCAAATATTTAAAACTACCGGCGCAGCAACATATGCTAATGGTATTTTTAATCTTCCTACTAATCAAGGTGCTGTTGCATCTTTATGGAGCATAACATCTACTGGTGCTCAAAATTATCCTATTACTACTATAACGGCTTCAAACCTAGAAAACGCAGTTGTCACTGTATCAGTTAATGGTATAGTAAGACCTCAAACTGATTATTCTATAACATCAAATTCTTTAATATGGAATGCTAATACGCCTAGAGGAACTGTAGCAAACACAGTGGGCACAACTGTTGCACCACCAGTCCAAACAATAACAACTACAACAGCCGTTGCACAGCCTAATATAACTGTTGGAAGCTACATAACAGGTAATACAATAACTGCTAGCACTGGAAACCCAGCAAACACTGTTACAATAACTTCTAATGGAGTTGGCGGAGTAGGTATAAATCAACAATTTATTACAGACACTGCTCAAACTTTAACAGCAACAGATGCAATTACTTTTTTCAGCACAATAACTGTTACTGCTATTCCTAATAATTTTTATAGATTAGGTACAGTGTTGTACACGTCTGGAAGCAGATTACAAGAGTTAGAACGAGTAGATAGAAGCAGTTTTTATACAATGAACTTATCTCCTCTTACTAAACCTAGCGAAAGCTTTCCTGTTTATTTATATGAAAACAATCAATTAACGGTTTATCCAACAAGTATTCAAAATGGTATAACTATTGATTATATAAGAAAACCAGCAGATCCTAGTTGGAACTTTGATTCAAATGCTGCTAATAATTATTCATATATTTATAATGCTAACACATCTACTAATTTTGAATTGCATCCTGCAGACCAAACAGAGGTAATACTAAAAACCTTATTATATGCAGGAGTAGTTATTGAAGATCCAACAATTATTCAAGTTGCGGCTCAGCAAGTTGAAAAAGAAAATATTAATCAACAAAGATAATAAAGCATGTCAAGACCTAATGGTGGTTTAATAACCGAGACTAACAGACAATATTACGCTGGAGCTCAGCAGTTTTATATAAGCACAGCAGGTGGTGGACAATCTTTTACTAGCACTTTTGATGCTGACTTAATATATGGTAGTTCGGATCCATTAAATAATAATTTTCTTTTAAATAATTTTGACATATTTACTAGTCCTGATGCTCAAATTTGGACTGCCTTAACTCCTAATTCTGCTATTGCAACAACTACAATAGTTTCACCTATAGTTGGTGGTGGTGGTGTTACTGGTCCTGGTGGTGCTATAACTGTAACTATTTTATTAGCAAATATAAATGTAGTTCCAGGTATGTTAATTAAAAACACAGCAGGAACAACAACTTATGGAACTGTTACTTCTATAACTACAGATAAAATTTTTGTTTGCAATATTACAACAGGAATACCATCTGGTGTGGACTTAACTTTAAACTCTCCTTTACCTTGGTCATCAATAAATAATATTGTAACAGTTGTAAACTATTTGACGTTAGGAACTTATCTTAAAATACAATTAAGAGAAACTGCCGTACAGGAAAGTTATGGAAATTACGAATATACAAGACTAGATGATGTAATAGAAAACTTTTTAGTTGCTTATGTAGGTCCTGATAAACTAATACCAAGTGTAAAAAGAACTGATGTAATATTTCATGCAAAAAGAGGATTACAAGAATTTAGTTATGATACGTTAAAAAGTATTAGATCTCAAGAGCTTACCGTAAACGATGCATTGAATGTTATAATACCTCAGGATTATGTTAATTATGTAAAATTATCTTTTATAGATGGCGCGGGTGTACAAAGAATAATATTTCCAGCAAACACTTTAACAACAAATCCTTTTGAAAATCCAGTTCAAGATGATAGAGGTACTCCAACTCAAGACAGTCAAGATTCTAATTTACAAGGTACTTCTCAAACTGAAGCTGCTTGGGCCGCTAATGATCCAAGAGCTATAAGTGGTGCTTTTATAAACGATTATGATAATATAAGTGTTTTATATAATAGTTTGTATGACACTGCTTTAGGTCAAAGATATGGGTTAAACCCTGTAACAAGTCAAAAAAATGGATGGTTTACTATAAACGAAAGAGAAGGTAAATTTTCTTTTAGTAATGATTTAAAAGGAGCTTTAATTGTGTTAGAATACATTTCAGATGGTAATGC